AAAAGCTGAAAAAGGTTAATATATTTATAAATCTTTCTTTTAATTGTTATGGCTGCTGTAAAAGGTGATGTTGGACAAGTCAAATTTGATGATGGCGGTTCTTCAGTAAACCCTGTTTTAGGTACAAGATCTTGGTCTATGTCTATTACTAAAGACACTCAAGAAACAACTGTACAAGGTGACACTTTTAAATCTTTTGTTGGTGGATTGATAGAGGGTGAAGGAACTGCTGAGCTTGTATATGATGCTGCTGCTAGTGGTGAAACTGCAACCTTTATGGACGGTGTATTGACTACTGGTGATAATGCAACAGCAGCTTTTGAATTATTTCCTGATAGTTCTAGTGCAACTAAAAAAATTAGTTTTGATGGTTTAATAACAAACTTTGAGCAAAGTTCTTCAATGGGTGATATTAATACAATTACAATTACATTTAAACCGAACGGCACTATTACCTCTGCTATTTAATTAATCTATGGCTAATCAAAGAACAGCAGATATTCTTATCAATGGTTACAAAGATGAGATGACTTCTAGAAGGAAGTATGAACTCAAAGATTCTAATGATAAAGTTTTAGAAACTATATACTTTCCACCTATAACCAGATTTGATAGGCAGAAAGCACAACAATTAGCTGGCACTGATGAAGCTTTAACAGTTTCAACTCAGTTATTATGTAAAACGGCACAGAAAGAAGATGGCACACCAGCTTTTGATATGTCAGATGCACCGATATTACAAAGATCATTACCAGAAAAGGTTTTAAATGATCTTGAGTTATTTATGATGGATATACAGTTAGATGTTGAAACAGCAAAAAAAGAATAAAGAGGGATAGTTGGTTAAATTTTGAATTATTCCTTGCAACAGAATTAAGTAAAACATTACAAGAATTAAGAATATCTATTACAGAGGAAGAGTTGATATATTGGGCTGCATATTACGAAGTTAAATATGACAGAGAACATAGAGAAATGCAGCGACAAAAGGCTAAATCAAGGTAATATATAATAAAGGTTATTTGTTTCTGTGGCACAAAGTATAGTTACTTTAAGAGTTGAAGCAAGAAATGCAATATCTTCTCTTAATAAAACTTCTCAAGCTACAAAAATATTATCAAGAAATGCAAACGGTGCAACAAAATCTTTGGCTGCAGCATCTACTGCAGCAAAAGGTTTAGGAGCATCATTGGCTACTTCACTTGCACCTCTTTTTACTGTAACTGCTGCTGTTGCAACAGTAAGTAATGCGATAGGAACTTTTCAAGCTAGAGAAAGAGATGTTGCAATACTTACTCAAGGTTTACAAAATTTAGGTGCTGGTGCTGCACAGCTTAACGAGTTACAAGAAGCAGCAGATAGGTTAGGTAACCAAACTTTATTTAACCAAGAAGAATTTACAAGAGGTTTTAACTTATTAACAAGTTTTAGAAATATTGGTGTTGATTCATATTCAAGAGTGGCACAAGCAGCAGCAGATATTGCACAGGTTAACCAAGTTGATGTAAGTACGTCATTTATGCAATTAGCAAAAGCATTGCAAGACCCAGAAAGAAACTTATCAAACTTAAATCGTTCTGGTATTGCTTTTACTAAGCAACAAACAGAAGTAATAAAACAGTTAATGAAAACAAATAAAACTGCTGAAGCCCATGCAATGATTTTAAGTATTGTTGAGGAAAGTTATAACGGTCTTGCACAAGCTGCTGCAGTAGGGTTTGCTGGTGAAGTTGACACATTGGGCGAATCATTCAGGGATTTTTCAGAGACACTAGGTAAAGCATTAGAACCAACTCTAATTGCAGCAACTCGAGGACTAACTACTTTATTAAATGTTCTTGATAATTTTCTTAAATCACCATTTGCAAGCTTTGTTTCAGATACATTACAGGCAGCTTTTAAAGGATTAGTAGCAACTGGGCAACAATTTGTTCTTGTAATGAAAGAGGCTTTTGGTGCTGAGGCAACAGTAGCATTAGAAAAGTTAAAGAACGGTTTTATTTCTGTTGGAAAAATTATTAAGCATGTAGCACAAGATGCAGAATTTATTGGCAGAGTAATAGGTGGTGTTATTGGTGTAAGTATTAGAAATTTAGTAACCTTAAGACAACAAATTAGAGATGTCTTCATTAAATCAACACAGCCAGTCGTAAATTTTTTTGAAGGAATTTCCAAATCAATATCTCAAACCACAAAAAATTTAGTTCAAGGATTTAGGCAGGCTTTTCAAAAATTAATTGATTTAATTCCAGAACCAGTAAAACAATTACTTGGTGAGATACAAATACCAACATTAAATTTAGATATTGCTTTACCTAAATTTGAAGATCCATTTAAAAAATTAAAACAGGGAGTAGATGCATTTATTCCAGCAGTTATTGAATATTCAGAAGTTGAAAGAACTATTACAGATGAAAATAACAAGCAATTAGATGCAAAAAATAAGATTGTTTCAACAGTGCCAAAAATTAAAAAAGAAGTAGAAAAACTAACAGAAGCACAAAAAAAAGCAAAAGAAGAGGCAGATAAACTTAAAGAAAAATTTATGGAAATAGGTAAAGGAATAGAGCAAGGCATTGTTTCAAATCTTACTAATGCTGTAATGGGTACTCAAACACTTGCACAAGCCGCAATGAATGTCTTAGAAAACCTCAAAAGAAAGTTAATAGAAGTTGCCATACAAAGAGCTGTTTCTGGTATAGGAAACTTTTTTGGAGGCGCATTAGGAGGTATTTTTGGAGGTTTATTTGCTAATGGTGGAAGGCCACCAGTAGGAAAAGCTTCCATAGTTGGAGAGCGTGGCCCAGAAATTTTTATTCCATCAGTATCGGGTACTGTCATACCAAATAATAAAATTGGTGGTGCTGGTTCTGTAAATAATATTGTTATTAATGTTGATGCTTCAGGTTCATCTGTAGAAGGAAATGAATCAGAAGGTAAGCAGCTTGGAGTGGCCTTATCAGCAGCAATTGAATCTGAACTTGTTAAACAAAAACGTCCAGGAGGTTTACTTGCATAATGGCTACTTTTCCGTCAATAAGCCCAACATATGGGCAACAAAAAAAATCACAACCTAAAACTAAAACAGTACGTTTCGCTGATGGATTTGAACATAGAATTTTATTTGGACTTGTACCACATCAAAATCCAAAGATATATGATTTAACTTTTAACGTGTCTGAAACCGAAGCAGATGTTATAGAGGCATTTTTAGATAGCAGAGCGAATGATAATGCTAGCTTTGATTTCACTCCAGGAGGTGAAGGTTTTATTAAAACAGGAACATACACACAATCAGGCACTACAGTTACCATCACAATTACAAATCATGGTATTGCTTTAGGTGATGAATTGACAATAGATTATACATCTGGGTCTGCTATTGATGGTACGTTTCTTGTTGCCTCTGTTGTAAATTCTAATACTTTTACAGTTACGGCAGATTCAGCAGCTTCAACTAGCGGAAATGTTTCAATCACATTGTCTGGTTCTGGTAAATATGTCTGTGAATCTTGGAGTAAGTCTATCCCTTTTAATAATAGGGCTGTAATACAAGTAACATTTCGAGAGGTATTTGAACCATGAGTACTGCAAATATCATAGATGATTTACAAAATATAAATCCTTCCTCGATTATTGAACTTTTTACTTTAACAACTACAGTTGCATTGCATGGATCTGCAACTACTCATAGATTTCATAACGGTACAAGTTTAAAAGATAACGGAGAAGTGATTTGGCAAGAAAATGCATATCAACGTTTTCCAATAAAAGCAGAAGGTTTTGCTTTTCAAAGAGGGCAACTACCTAGACCGACTTTAACTGTCAGTAACGCATTTGGTACAATTACATCTATCTTGTTAAATGTAAATCAAACAACTACCGGTAATGACCTGACAGGTGCAACTGTTGTTCGTATAAGAACTCTTGCAAAATTTTTAGATATATTTAATTTTCCTAATAATGTTAATCCTTACGGTACACCAGATCCAACAGCAGAGTTTCCGCAAGAAATTTATGTAATTGATCGTAAATCCATAGAAAACAGAGAAATAGTTCAATTTGAACTTGCATCAGTATTAGACATGGCTGGTATTCGTGCACCGAAAAGACAATGCACCAGAGAAGAATTTCCTTCTATTGGTACGATCAACATATGAATTGGAAAGAAGCTGCATTGTTTCATGCAAAAGAGCAAGATCCTAAAGAATCTGTTGGATTATTAGTAAATATAAAAGGGAAAGAAAAATATATTTCTTGTAATAATTTATCTTTAAGCCCATATCAGACTTTTATTCTTGATCCAATTGATTATGTAAAAGCAACTAATAAAGGAGATGTTATTGCTATTGTTCATTCTCATCCTGTTACTCCACCAGAACCTAGTCAAGCAGATAAATTATGTTGTGAGCGTACAAAACTTCCGTGGCATATTGTGAATCCGAAGACTGAAAAATGGGGATATTATGAACCTTGTGGATACAAAGCACCTTTATTAGGACGTAAATGGGTTTTTGGTGTTACTGATTGTTGGAGTTTAGTTGTGGATTGGTATAGAGAAGAAAGAAATATTATTTTAAAAGATTACGAAAGAAATATGACTCCTTTAGAATTTTTAGAAAATCCTTTGTTTGAATCTTATGCTTCACAAACTGGTTTTAGAGAATTAACTAATAATGAAAAGCTAGAGGAAGGGGATGTATTATTAATGTCAATAATGTATCCAACTTTGAATCATGTGGCTATTTTTTTAGGAGATATGGTTTTACATCATTTAGCAGATAGACTATCTTGTAGAGAACCATACTCAGAATGGTTATTTAAATGTACTGGGAAAAGGTATCGTTATCATGCGTAAAATAAAGCTTTATGGAGAACTTGCTGAATTTGTTGGTCATACAGAATTTGAAGTGCAAGTAGATAGCCTTGCAAAAGCTGTTAGTTTTTTAATAAATAATTTTGAAGGAATAGATAAACACATGACTCCAAAATATTATCAAGTGAAGATTGGTAATTATGAAATAGATGAATCAGAATTAGATTATCCTTTAGGGCAACAAGATATACATTTTATACCTGTAATAATTGGTGCTGGAGGTGTAGGCAAATTTTTAGGCGGTGCAGTTTTACTAGGTTTAGGAATTGTCTCAGGTGGTTTGTTTTTTGCACCATTTCTTAAAAATATAGGTGTTTCTTTGATGTTGCAGGGTGTTTCGCAAATGTTATTTCCACATCCTAAAGCTCATAATTTTTCAAATGAACAAGACCCAAAATTGTCATATAGTTTTTCTGGAATCCAACAGACTAGCCGAGCAGGTACGCCCGTTCCTATAGTTTATGGTGAAATATTTACAGGAAGTGTTGTAATCAGTGCAGGTGTTGATACTGAACAAATAGTGAAATGACAAAAGATAACAAAATTATTAGAGGTGCTGGAGGTGGCGGTTTTCAAAAATTCGTTAAAATACTTCTTGGCTCAAACAATGATTTACAAAGTAAGCAGTTTGCAACTCTTCTTGATCTGCTTTCTGAAGGTGAAATCGAAGGTAGTGCAACTGCATCAAAGGATGGTTTTACAAATAAAAGTTCACAGGAATATCGTAATTCATTTTTAAAAGATATTTTTTTAAATAATACTCCCATTTTAAAATCATCTGCATCTGCTTCTTCACCTTCATCTTCAGATTTTAATTTTACTGGTTTTAAAGATGGTAATAATATTACTGGTAACTTTAAATCAAGAGAGGGAACATCACCTCAATCAGTTATTTCTGGCATACCAGAAAGTCAATCTACCACTCCTGTAGGTGTAACTGTTACTCAATCAACACCAGTAACAAGACAAATAACAAATACAAATGTTGATGGAATTAGAGTTACAATAAGTTTTCCACAATTACAAAAAGTAACTGATAAAGGAGATTTTTTAGGTTCTTCTGTTGAATTAAAAATTGCGGTTCAATATAATTCAGGTGGTTTTACTGATGTAATACAAGATACAATTTCAGGTCGAGCACAATCAACATATCAAAAAGATTATAGAGTAGATGTCACAGGTGCTTTTCCTGTTGATATCAGAGTAATCAGAGTCACAGCAGATAGCACCGATGTTAAATTAGTTGATGCTTTTCAATTTTCAAGTTTTACAGAAATTGTTGATCAAGCACCACCATATAACGGTAGTGCTTACACTGCATTAAGAATAGCCTCAGAAGAATTTGGTTCAATTCCTTCAAGAAAATTTAGAATTAGAGGAATAAAAGTAAGAATACCGGGTGCAGGTGCAGGTGGTTCAGGTAGTCCACAAGTTGATAATTCGACAGGAAGAATAGTTTATCCAAATGGATATATCTTTGGTGGATCTATGGGTGCAGCAGTTTATACAAATTGCCCTGCAATGTGTTTGCTTGATCTATTGACTAATACAAGATATGGATTTGGAGATCATATTACAGATAGTAGCTTAGATTTATTTTCTTTTGTTAATGCAAGTAAGTTTGCAAATACTCTTGTTAGTGATGGAAGAGGAGGACAGGAAGCTAGATTTAGTTGCAATGTTAATATTCAATCTCCTAGTGAAGCTTTTGATCTTATAAATGACCTTGCAGGTGTAATGCGTTGTATGCCGATATGGTCTGCTGGATCAATTACAATCACACAAGATAAACCAACAGATGCAAGTTATTTATTTAATTTATCAAATGTAGGTGAAGAAGGTTTTAGTTATTCTGGCAGCAGTGCCAAGACAAGATCAAGCGTTGTATCTGTATCTTATTTTAATATGGATAGCAGGGAGATAGATTATGAGGTTGTAGAAGATACTGCTTTAATAAATAAAATTGGTCATATCGTTAAACAGGTCAAGGGTTTTGCATGTACCTCTAGAGGGCAAGCTGCAAGATTAGGTCGTGCAATACTTTTCAGTGAAGCCAATGAAACTGAAATCTGTACATTTACAACCTCAATTGATTCTGGTGCAATAGTAAGACCTGGAGCTGTTATAGAAATAAATGATCCCGTAAGGGCAGGTGTAAGAAGAGGAGGTAGGTTAAAATCTGTTACCTCTACAACTGTTGTAACTGTAGATGATACAAGTGCAACGGATCTGACAACTGCTAATAATGCCACTTTAGGTTTGATTTTACCTGATGGAACTTTTGAAAGTAGATCAATTTCATCAATCTCAGGTGGAACAATTACTGTAAGTTCTGCATATTCTCAAACGCCAAATGTTAATACGGTTTGGTTACTTGAAAATACTACAGTAAAAGCACAATTATTTAGAGTTATTAATGTAGAAGAAGAAGATGATATAAATTATAAAATTACTGCTTTGTCTTATGTAAATGAAAAATATGATTTTATTGAAAATAATTTAACTTTGCCTGCAAGAGATATAACAAACCTTAATGAATTAACAGATCCACCATCAAATTTAGTTGCTGTTGAAACAATCATAAATATAAACAATCAAGCATCATCAAAAATAATTGTTTCTTGGCAACCTATTGTTGGTGTAGTTGAATATCTAGTTAATTATCGTTTTGAAAATAATAATTTTATTAGTGAAAGAGTTCCAAGACCAGATTTTGAAATTCTTAATAATCGTAAAGGAAAATATGAGATACAAGTATTTTCATATAATTTGCTTGGACAGTTATCCTCTACTTCAAGTGATTTAACATTTAATTCTGTAGGTAATACATCAGTCCCAGATGATGTTACTAATTTACAAATTACTCAAGTAAGTAGTACCCAAGCATCATTGAACTGGACACAGTCAACTTCTATAGATGTCATATCAGGTGGATCTGTAGTAATAAAACATAGTACAAAAACAAATGCAAACTTTGCTGATGCTGTTTCATTGTTAACAGTCGCAGGTAATTCTACAAGTGCAACCGTACCAGCTATTACAGGAAAATATTTTGTTGTTTTTGAAAATATAGCAGGAAAACAAAGTGCGAATCCAGCTAGTGTTGTACTTACTGCTATCACAGGAAATCATACTTTAATATTAGATAGAAAAGAAGACGCAGATAATCCTACATTTCAAGGTACTTTTAGTAATGTAGAGAAATACAATCCACCAAACTATCCAACACCTTTAACTGGTATCGTTTTGAAAGGTAATATACTTTGGGATTCTGTATCTGATGTAGATAATCTTGTGAGTTGGGATTTCCCAAATGATGTATTAGCTAGTGGAGAATATGAATTTGATAATGTTTTAGATTTAGAAGAGATTCATGATGTGTTACTCGAAAGAAGATTATCTGCTACTGGATTTAATGTTTCAACTGGTTCAGCAGTTTCAGATGTAGATGCAAAGATTTTTGTTAGTACAACAAATGATGATCCTAATAGTGGATCAGCTACGTTTACTGCTTTCCAAGAATTTGGTAAAACGCTTCTTAAGGCAAGAGGATTTAAATTTAAGGTAGCTTTAAGTTCTTCAAATACGACATCAAATATTTGTGTAACTGAACTTGGTTTTAAAATGTTTATGACATCTAGTACTCAATTTCCCACCAGTCAGATTGCGAGTGGCACTGCACAAAAGGCAGTTATATTTCCTAATAAATTCTTTACTGGAGTTAGTGTAACTATTGGAGGAGTAAATGGCTTTGTACCAATAGTAAATGCAAATATAGTAAATATTCAAACAGGAGATACTATTGCAATCTCATCAATAACAAAATCTGGATTTAATGCAGATGTAAAAGATTCTGGTGGTAACTTCGTAAATCGTAATTTTGTTTACCAAGCCAACGGATTAAGATAGTATAAATGTAAAATAAATTTTATTGTGGCACAAGATTCTTTATCCGTACAAAACGGCACTGGTGCTGCCGTTAGGCAAGCTATTAATACTGCAATGCAAGCAAGTGCTACAAATCAAAGTGGTAGTTCTGCACCTTCGACAACATATCCGTTTCAATTTTTTGCAGATACAAATTCAAATACATTAAAGATTAGAAATGCTGCTAATGATGCATATATAAATGTATCTGCGGCTGGTCAAATCGGTGCAGCGAATTTAGGTTTATTACCTGCTGCTGGTGGAACGATATCAGGAAATTTGACAGTTTCCGGAAATTTAACAGTAAACGGATCTACGACAACAATTGATAGCACTACTCTTACGGTAGAGGATAAAAATATAGAGCTTGGGAAGGTATCAAGTCCAAGTGATACTACGGCTGATGGTGGTGGTATTACATTAAAAGGGTCAACAGATAAAACATTTAACTGGATTGATTCTACTGATTGCTGGACAAGTAGTGAGCATATAAATATACCAGATAATAAAGAATTAAAACTTGGTTCTGCACAAGAAGTAAGATTTTTTCATGCAGGTAGCGCAACAAATCTTATAGTAAGTCAACATTTTTTTAATTTACAGGCAAACGGTTACTTTTTTTATAATCAAGCTGGCAATGAGACTTTACTTTCATTGGAACAAAACGGTGCTGTAAAGATGTTTTTTGATAATGTAAAGAAAGCAGAAACATCAGCGACTGGGTTTGACGTCACAGGGGCTATCACTGGAACTGCTGATGCAACAATAAATTCAATAGATATAGGTAAAGGAGCAAACTCTGTTGCTGGTAATACTGTTCTTGGAGAAAATGCTTTAGATGCTGCTGTTACTGGTGCAAATAATACTGCTATTGGTAAAGCTGCTTTAGGAGCTAACACATCAGGAACCAGAAATACTGCTGTTGGGTCTTTAGTTTTAGATGCGAATACGACTGGTAATGATAATACTGCTATTGGTCAATTTGCAATGTCAGAAAACACAACTGGAGCAGATAACACTTCGGTTGGCACTAATTCTCTAGATGCAAACACTACAGGTCTTAGAAATACAGCTATTGGAATGAATAGCCTCACTGCAAACACAACGGCTAACAATAATACCGCTGTAGGACAAGCTGCAATGTTTGTTAACACAACTGGAACGCAGAACGTTGCTGTGGGTAAAAGTGCCTTAGATGCTAATACTACAGCAAATGATAATGTTGCTGTAGGATACAATTCTGGAACATCTAATACTACTGGAGCAAGTAATACTTTTGTTGGAAGTGAGAGTGGAGAGGACAATACAACAGGTCATAGTAATGCTGCTTTTGGTAAGCGATCACTTTATACAAACAGTACAGGAGTAAGTAACACAGCTTTAGGGAAAGATGCTCTTAATGCAAACACAACAGCAAGTAATAATACAGCTGTTGGTTCTAACGCCTTAGAAGCAAACACAACAGCATCCAATAATGTTGGTATTGGTAAAGATGCTTTAGCAGTAAACACAACTGGTGTACAGAACGTTGCTGTAGGTACATTTGCCTTAGATGCCAACACTACGGCAGATAGCAATACTGCTGTTGGTTATCATTCCTTAGGTGGTAATAGCACAGGAACAGGGAATACTGCTGTGGGTCGTCAATCTTTAAAAAATAATACTACCGCATCAAATAACACTGCGGTCGGTTTTGATGCATTAAATGCAAACACAACTGGAGACGCAAATACGGCTGTTGGTCAAGGTTCTATGCAAAACACTACAACAGGGCGAAGAAATACTGCTGTTGGACTACAAGCTTTAAGAGATAATACAACAGGAGATAATAATACCGCGATTGGTAGAATAGCTTTATTTTTAAACACAACAGGGGACGATAACACTGCTGTAGGTAGTGGTGCTTTAGATGCTAATACTTCTGGTGGTTTTAACTCAGCAGTAGGAAAAGAAGCTTTAGGAGCAAACACAACTGGATCTAATAACACTGGTATAGGTTTACAAGCGGGTGCTGAAGTGACATCAGGTTCTAATAACCTCCTTTTGGGTCTTAATGCTGGTAGGTCTTCTAGTCCATCAGGTCAAATAACTACTGGAAGCAATCAAGTTTGCTTAGGTAATAATAGTATTACAGACTTATTTTGCAAAGTTTCTACAATACAAACTTCTGATTTAAGAGATAAAACTGATATAAATGATTTTACACATGGTCTTTCTTGGGTTAAAAAACTACGTCCTATTACTTACAGATGGGATATGAGATCAAATTATAAAGATGGTGTTTCTGATGGAAGTAAAAAAGAAGCAAAATTACATCTTGGATTTATAGCACAGGAAGAACTAGAAATTGAAAAAGAACATGGTTTTGCAAATGATAAAAATGATATGCTTCTTGTTCATGAAAATAATGATGGTAATTATGGTATGCACTATGATCGACTTGTACCAATACTTGTAAACGCAATAAAAGAATTATCCGTAAAAGTCACAGCCCTCGAAGCAGGGTAAACTGTAAACAAATCTATTTCTAATAAAATGGCTGAAAGAACTACTGAAGAAGTCGCACAAATCTTTTCTGCTGCTGGTGATAGCGTCACTGTTATCAACACTGCAAAGGCTTCAGATGAAACTGATACTGAATACAAGGACAAGATCAAGCGTAATGTAGATCATCTTGAAATTATCAAGGGTTATACAAAAAATGATGGTACAACTTCTATCTGGACAACTGAAGACTTTACTGCAATAGATAAAGCAATCACTGATGGTAAAAAGATTTACGAATAAATGAATTTACAAGAAAAATTACAACAACTTGCAAGACAAAGAGAACAACTTTTTATTGCTTTGCATGAAGTTAATGGTGCGATGAAGTTGTTGGAACAGCAGATTTTGGAGACTCAAGAGACACCCGAAGCATCGCAGCCATCAGATACAAAGGCATCAAGCCAACCAGAAGAAATAGTGTCATAAATGTAAGTGGTGCTAGCATTTTACTAAGTACTTCTTTAATCATGTTTCAAAAAATAGCTAATGTTTTGAGTATCCTCTCATTTATAATGGTAACTTCAGTTATAGGAGGAGGGTACTTTGGATATAAGTATGTAACATCTGAGCAGTTCAAGGCAAAGATGATGAATCAGGTCATGGGTAATGTAAAAGGAATGATGCCTAACGTAATAGATAACGCACTACCAAAAACAACAGGACCATCTATGGCTATTCCTAAAAAACTTGGATTATGACAGAATCACAACGCACTCCTAGTCGTATAAGAACTCGTTTTATCGCTGTCTTAGCATTAATAACATCAGGAGTTACGTTTGGATCAGGTCTGGTGGTGTTTTTATATATGAAAAGTCCAGCTTTTGAATATCATTTGTTAGGACAAGTAATGAAACATATGGATTGGATTATTGAAAATGAATTTGAGAAACAGATAAGAAAACTAAAACCAAAACCTGTTTTAGATGCAAACGATCGAAATAAATGGTTTTGGGATTATATTGAAAAAAGACAAAAAGAACAAATTGAAGAACAGATGTCAAAATTTAATTCACTATGAACTGCTGGCATTGTCAAACAGAACTAATTTGGGGTGGAGATCATAGTGTTGAAGAACTTAAACCTATACTTGCAGAAGAGTATGCAATGATTACAAATCTTTCCTGTCCTAAATGTCAATCTTATGTAGAGGTTTATTACCCTAACTATGACAGAGATCAAGATACCTGAGATACATATTCCAGAGATACAAATACCACAAGTTTACGTTCCACAGGTATCGTTACCTGGATATGAACCTTTGAATGTAGAAACTATAGGTTGTAAATATTTTCATAAAGATGTAAAGAATACTGGCAACAGGAACTTATTAATAGAAGATCCAAACGGTGTAACAAGCAGTTGTCCATATCCGTCTTTTATACCGATGAATTATCAGGCAGATCAACTGATAATTACAGAGACAGCATTACCAACAGAAGAAGAACAAAAGCTATCAGAAGGTAAACCACCAAAAGCTAAGATACCGAAAGATGATAAGAAAGATGATGTATTTGTAGAGTGTCCTGGTAAGAAAGATCAGAGAGTAGGGGATTTTCGTAACGAAAAGCGTTTGGAACGTGTTATAGGGCACAAAAGAAGCGAAGATGGAACTATATGCACAACGATTTATGAAGACGTTCCCTTCAAAGATCAGTACATTCCAGAAGTTTCTACTATTGTATCTACTGCTGTTATTGGCTTGGTTGCTGCCAGTACTCCACTATTACTTAATGCGGTCAAGCCCATTGTGAAGCAAATCGT